GGGGGGCTTTCCGGGTGGGGTGGATCCTGTCGCGTGCCTTCCGCCGCACAGTGTCCACCCCTCCTGCTACCCGCTCTGAGTAGCGGTACCCCCCATTCCCTCCCTTTCCCCCCACATGGCTGGAGCGGCCCACTTGCCTTCGGGCTCGTGTGCCAACCCCAACCCGGGGTCGTGGCGGACGTCATGGCTCCGGCCATGACATCCTAACCACTCCTTAAACCCACCTTATTTTATTTTGAAATTTAAGTTTAAATTCCCCCTAACCCAAAGGCCTTGGCCCATGTCCTTCTAAGGTTAGATGGCATGGACACTCTTTGTTCAGCGTCCGTCGACCCACTGGGCTACCACTTTTTCACTCTAAACACAACTCCTTTTAGTAACCACCCTGGCTTTGTCGTGGTTCTGCTCCTGCAGCACACGAGTGCCCAAGGATCACGGCTGGTAACAGTTGCCTTGGGGCCCGAAAGGCTAGGTGGCAAGGGTGTGGTCAAGTGAGGGGTTCCCACCCCGAGCCGACTCCACATTCCTGAAGCCACCCTTCGTGTGGTAGGCCAATGGCTTCGATCGCGACCTTGTCAGTGTGTTGAAACGAGCTAGAAGTGTTTAGAAGTTGGATTAGTTGGTTTGTGGTGATTAGTAGACCCCCTGGAGGTACCCAATCTTGGATCTGACCAGGGACCCGTGACTATACCGTTCCGGTAATTCGGGTTTAAAATAATGAACGTCACCACCCAATTTACTCTCTCTACTATTCATTTTCCTAATACCACTACTCACGGATGATTGTGGAGGTTCTTCTGGTTGTTATTGTCTTGGCTATTGTCATTTCCTCGCCTAACGAACTCACCCAGCTATTGGCTATTTGCATTTACAATTTTGTCCTGATCTTTTTGTGGTTGTTTGGTATTCTAGAACTCCCCAACTACCCCACAGTTCGGCATGGAGCGCAATATTGGACACGCACTGACTTGTGTGAAACCCTGCACCTATTGTTCTGGCTCTGTCTGCGCTGGCTGGCGTTTATGTTTTGGTTCATCCTCCCCACCAGTCCGATTGTATTCACCCTTGACCCCCCTGCCCAATACTGACCTCATGAGTGCTTATCCCGACATGGCTCGCTGTCTGCTCCAGGCCGCCCGCGACGCCGCTGCTGGTGCTTGTAATCCCCACTTATGTCGTTTTGCTGACCAATATTTGTTCACCTACCCACTCCCTGTCCAACGCAACCCCCCCACCCTCCCACACAACGTGTATTGGAATGATGTTTTCGATGAGGTTGCTACTAGTGTCCTGACCCACTCCCCTCACCCTCCAACCATGCGCTACTTCCTCAAGCCCAATCCTAAGGCACACCCTACCCCAGTCGAGACTGACGATACCATTCCCGGTAGTCCCCCAGATTGGATGACTCTTGTAGACGAAGACGACGCAAAGTTCCTCCTCACCCATGGCAAACTCCCCTTTGGCGCATCTCTTCAGCTGCACACCCCCCGCATCCCACATGGTCGCCAGCAAACTAAATTGCAGGAAATAGTCCTATTGAAGGATGTCCCTGGGGCTGTCGACGCTTTTCGACAGGCTGTGGCCGACTTGCAGAATTTCGTACCAAATCACCACCTCACCCCCATAACCCCATCTCTCTATACTTTCCGTTTTGGAGGCTATCACTGCTTTATCGCTCTTACCGAATCTGGTCACTCGCTGGACACTGCTCCTCTTATCCCCCATCGTGCCACCTTCCACCTTTCCACCCGCTTAGAAAAGCATGGTGGGCCTGTTCGCCCGCACAGTCCCCCTGGTGATCTTCCCCCCGCTCGTCCCGTGGATGGCCCGGAGGGTTTCTCCGACGCGCTTTACGATGCCTGTTTGTCTTATCTTGGGCGGCGGGACCACGCCCTAATTGAGCCGTCCGTCTCACAACCTGGTTTTCGTTTCTCCCATCCCGCCTACCCTGGCCGCCTCCCACTCGAGATCCGCTTCGTGCGCCACCCTAGTGTTGCCCCACCACTCCGAGATTTCACCCGTGGCATCCGGCGTCCTGGCATTCAATACATCCCCGTTTCGGGAATGGGAGGCGTTCCTCAGTCTCCCGCCCCCCCCATTGCCCATGTCATTACAGCCGCCACTAACGCAATTCGGCGCAGTTCCCATTGGCACTGCCCTCTTGTCCGTCAGGTTTCTACACACGGCTGGCTCTTCGCGTACTCCGGTTACTGGTGCTCCATACTCCTCCGCGAAGGTCGCCACGACCATGATATGTGCGGCCGTATCCCACCTTGCGGAGGTCGTCTAGAAATATGTGAGAATCCCGTTCGTCACGGTCAAACTATCACTAATATCTACGGCGATGGTAATTGGGTCACTTCAGAGCAAGGCGCAAATGGCTGGTCAACAAACGCCAACGTTAACCTCGCCGATGGTTCTATAAGCTCAACCCCTGTTCAGCGGCCCCTATCTCAAAATCCTGATGGACCTAAGGGTCCAGGGAAGAAGGGGCGCATGCTCGAGGCTGCTCCACCCGGTGTCAACCCCCGCCCTTCTAATACCCACTTGGATGACTCAGTAGTGGAAACTTTGTCTTCTGGAAACGTCACTCTTGATACTACATCCACAGCACCCGTCACCGCCCCACTTGATTGGCCTGCCGAGCCAGCAGACCCTCCTGATGCGGACTCTTTCGTCCCGGGCCCCTCGGTTGACCGCTTCTGGCACGTCTCCACCCTTACCTGGACTCCTGCCCAGTTAGCTGGTACCCTTCTGGAGGGTGCCAATGCATTCAAACCGGTGGATGTGCCGTACACAAGTCCCGGGAATACCACCACTGGCACTACCTTTACTTACCCTCACTCCCTGGTTGCCGCCAACCCCGGCTCTCCCGTGAGCGATGCCTTCGGGAACTTCATGCTTTGGCGATCGGGTGTCGCTGTGCACATCTCCACTTCCGCTAGTCCTGCCATGGCTGGAGCGCTTCTTATCACCGCTGCACCTGAGGGCTATACGGACTGTCTTCAGCGCGAGTGGAGCCGAGATGCTTCTGGGTTGACCACTATTCCCTACGTGTTACTAAATTTATGCCAATCTAATACGGCCACTTTGATTCTCCCACCCTGCACTGTCACTCCTTTTGATGATATGCGCACCCATACATCTTGGGCCGTGCGCGTTTATGTGTTTACTCAGCTCAATGTCCCTCCCGGCATTACTAATAAATTGGCGGTCCAACTAATGTTCGCTCCCCTCCAGACCCGCTTTCTATTTGCCATCCCCAACAAGCAGCATCTTCGGACCCGAATCCTCCCCGGCTCCGGCGATGGATATGCCTTCAACATCCCTGAGAACCAGGGAGTCCCAATGGCTCAGTACCTGCCCGAGCATGAACTAACTGACTACATCCCTGGCTCCTTCGACAGCTTTATGCGCTTTGCTAACACCCCCGGCCTTATTCGCACCCTACGATGGGGCTCAGAGTATGGCCCTGGGCAGTACCTGCTGCGCCTTAATTTGAATTCTGTGAGCCTTGGCCCAGACACGCACACCCCTCTAGCCTATGTTTTGAGCTCATTCGCCCAACAGCGTGGATCTCTATCTTTTGATTTGGTTTTTGTGGGAGCACAGGTGCAATCTGGTCGCCTCCTTGTATCTATTACCCCCCCTTCTCAAACCCCCCCCCAAAGTGTTGAGGATGCTCTTCGGGGGCATTCGCTAACTTGGGATGTTACTGTTTCTTGTAATTGCTCATTCCATGCCCCTTTCTTCTCTGCAAATGCTTGGCGCTCCTTGGCTGTGGATGGTTCTGCAACCAGCGCCCTATACAACTCATGGGGGTGGCTTTCAGTGTTTGTCTACACTCCACTTCTGTCCACTCCCTTCTCCTGTGACTATGCGACAGTACATGTTTTTGTTCGAGCTGGACCGGAGTTTGTCACGCGCATTCCATCTGGTCTCGCCGCTTCAATCCAAGTACAGGGGGATGAGGTGGTCCCAGCCAATGCTTCACCTGATGATGGGATAAATGCGCTTGAGCAGAACCATGTCCGTGGACCCCCCTCTATGGAAGTGGCTCCATACTTTAGCATGTTCACCAAAGCATGGATGAGCCCCCTTAAGCAATCAGAGCCTGACGAGGAGGCCTACGCGACCTCCCCCACTGCCGCCGCGCCTATAGTAGCATATCTTACTGAAGCAATGTCCCTTCCACAGTCTGTCGACCTTAGTCCATCTATGTGGGTTAGGTCGGTCCACACGCGTGGCACTTCATCCTTGCTCACGCAGGCCATCTCCAGCTGCTTCTACTTCCGTGCCGATTTGGATATTGAGCTCATGATTACAATCCCTGCCATTAGTTACGCTTCTACTGTGCAGTACCCCGCCATTTGCGTGCAATATCATCCCCCCGGAAGCACTATCATCCAGCCTCAGGAGTCACAGAGTGCTACGGTCTTTAATACCCCTTCGGCATCTGTTTACACCACTGCGTTCCCTCGCCTGCCAGTGCCCAAGGCCAGTAGTGGGGCCGGTAGCTCCCAGGCTGTCACCTACCACCTCAACCTGTCGGTCCCATATTCTGCCATAAATCCCATGGTTCCGTCTATTTATTCTGGTACCACTGTGGACCTAAAGAAGCCCCAAGACGCAGTCTACGCTGCCCCTGATTCTCTAGGACGACTGTATATATTTTTTATGCGGGACGGGTGTTCCAACACCGACTGCGTCCTTGGGGATCTCCGTCTACGCCTGCGCAACTTCACCCCTGCTGTAGCTCGGCTACCCTTGTTGGCATTGGCCTACGACACCGTCGAAGGCTCTAGTCAGGAAGCCTCCCCCCCCACCTTTGTCCCCCCCGCCACTATAAATGCTGATTTGCCCCCAACTAATCCGCTAACCCCGGTGGAGCCAACCCTTCAGGGCGGCCCCTTGGCGAGCTCCGCTACTGAGCGTTGCTACATAGTCAGGAAAACCTCCCTAGGGCACATATCTTGGGCCCTCCGCTCCAGCAACCAGCAGATTGGCCTCAAGCTTCAGGGTTTCCGGTGTGTGGTGGGCTATGAAAGCTGCGAGGGGGCCCTCTATCAAGAGGTCCTCCCCGCGCACTTCTCAATGGCCCAAGCCATGGTCGGGCAGCCCTTCCCCCTCACCATACGCAACACCTCCCGTCATTGGATTGAACGCATAACTAATATTGAGCTTCCCCGCTTGCACCCTCTTGCCGCCTGCTGCTTTGGCGCTGGCGCCCTTGCCTCTGTGGCCGCAGAAACAGTCCTCAGGCCAGAGAAACACGGTCTTAAAGACCTGGCAGAGGCTAGTCAGAACCTCCAACGGGCGGCGGACGCCATTGATTGTGCTATTAGCTCCGCTAACCTCCCTGGTTTTGCCCAACAAATTTCCCAGGCTGTTAACACTCTCACCAACACTGCTGGCGATCTTAATACTACTATCCGTGCGGTCTCCGACACCGTGCGCCGCGAGGGTCGTGACATTGCTGACGACTTCTCCCGCGGTGCGCGGTCGATGGTCACCGCCACTGAGAACGCCACGCGTCTTGCTGAGAGCCTTAACATCCCTGTCACCGCCGACACCTTGCTCCAAGCTGCCCAAGCCATTAAGGACGCTTCTTCCCAGGTTTCCCATTCAATAGACACTGCTGCTGAGGTGGCCAAACGCCTAATTCCCGCCGTGGAGAGTGTGGTGGCTGGCACCCGTAAGGAATCACCATCCATGCTCTCTGGATTATTCAAGGCATTCTCTCGCTTCCTCGGCTATGGCTTGATTGTACTTGGCAATCCAACCCCGCTTTCCTTGGCCGGCGTGTTCATTCTCTTGGTTGGCGACCTCGGCGATGAGATCGTCGAGTTCTTTAAGAACATCCACCGGCCCATAGCCTGCCTCTTTGCCTGGATGGCATGCAAACTAGGTCTTAAGGTGTCCAAAGAAGACTGTCTTGAGGCGTCTGACGGACTTGAGGTCCCCCAACCCCAAGGCCCTGTCCGCGACTACAACGATGTCGCCAACGCCATCAAGAACACCGATTGGCTCATACATCGCATCCTAGACCTGGCCCGTATTATGTGTGAGTGGCTTACTAAACGCACTAAAGAAGACCCTGCCGCTAAGCTTGACGATCTCCACCAGCTCGTGACCCAGCTCTATTCTGACTCAGTAGATACCCTCACCGCCCCCCGTGTATTGCGATCGGTGGTGGAGGAGAATCTGTGCCGGGCCCGCGCTGCCCTTCCAACCGCTGCCGAGTTGCGTTCCCCCCCTCACACCACCATGCTTTTGCGTGCTATCACTAATTATGAGACCAAGGTTTCTTCCCTCAATCACAACCAACCCCATCAGCGCCCCGAGCCTTACGTGGTGTATATCCATGGTCCCCCCGGTTGCGGTAAATCCCTCATGGGCTCCCTCCTTGCCTCTCGTCTCGCCCAGGCCCTCTCTGGCGATCCTGACGATGTCTACTCCCCCGCTTCCGTCTCCTGTGAGTACTACGATGGGTATCGCGGCCAAACTGTTCACTACATCGATGATGTTGGCCAAGATCCTGAGGGAAAGGACTGGCGTGATTTCGCCCAACTGGTGTCCACAGCCCCCTTCGTCCTCCCTATGGCAAATTTGGAGGAGAAGGGGCGTCTGTACACTTCTCGGGTGATCATCATGACATCCAATTTCCCCGAACCCAACCCTCGTAGCTCCCGCTGTCCCGAGGCCCTCTCTCGCCGCTTGCGCTTGCGCTTGTCTGTCACACCCCCCCCTCGTGGTCCCAAGCACCTGGACGTTGCCGCCGCACTTGCTCCTTCTGCCAGCGGTCCGACCAAGTACTTTGCTTCCGACTGTCCCTTCCTCCGTCTCGAGGCCTTTGTGCTACGTTCTGAAATGGGTGCTCCTAACTTCAACCATATGGATGAGCTGATCGATTATATCCTTAGTCAGCTTGACCACACGGAGCGCAACACATCGGCCTTCAGGCACCTACTTCCTAATACTCCTAAGAAGCAAGGACTGGTTCTGGAGGACGAGTTGGTGGCATTGGATGAGCAGGAAGAGCCGGAGCGCCACGGTGTCCCGGAACGGACCGCTTCTATGCCCTGCTTGCCCACCAGCATGAATGGGGAAACCCTACAACATGCTGGTTCTGCTCCAATCCCCACCTCCCTGCGTCCCCGTGCTTGCCGTACCTATGAGGTGTTTCATGAGCCCTGTCCTGACCCCTACTGTACTGATTGGCCCAATCCTACCCCTGAGCGCCCAACCCACGCCCCGGTGCGCCGGTCAGTACTAGAAGAGTCCCCCTTGACCCAGGCCATTCAGCAAAACAAGCCTCTTACTTTCATTGAGAAGCTTTGGCAATATCGCAAACCTCTTTTTCTCACCTCTGCTTTCCTCTCTGCCGTTTCTGCCATCTCTACCATCGCTTTGTTTGTCAAGTCCCTCATCTCCAAGCCCCAGGCTGCTTACACCGGCAAGCCCCCCGTGAAGCCACGCAAGCAAGTGGCCGAACGACAGGCCCCCCTCCCGCCCCCTGCTCCCGTTCGCCATTGTCTGTCCGGTGGCGCCATGACTGTCGCCAAGAACGTGGTTGATATCACGGGCTTGGACGTGGAGTCTGGCGCCCCCTGCAAAGTCAATGGAACTGGCATTTTTGACCGCTGGGTCCTCACTGTCTCACACGTAGTGTCCAAGGTTGAGGACGTCGTGGTTACGTTGGAGGGCAAAGACTATCGCCCATCAAAAGTTATTTATGATGGCGAAATCTGTGCCCTCTATGTCCCTGGCATTCCTCAATTCAAGGACCTGCGCCGCTTCACCCGCAACATTCGGCAGCATACTACTGGCGTCCTCCCTAGCCACACCCCCAGCGGTCCCGCTTTCATTCTGGTTTCCAATATTCGCTTGCGTAATTCCCCCTGGCCTTCCCTTACTGGCAAGCGGGACGTTTACTACTACACCGGAGCTACTTTCCCCGGTCTGTGTGGCGCCCCGCTCATTCTCCAGAACCCTGGCGGCCCCTCCCTGGTTGCTTTGCACCAATCAGGGGTCGCCGGGACCTCTGGATATGCCATTCCCATTGCCGACTTGCTTGCCCAGCTTACTGTTCCTGAGACCCAGTCTGAGATTCTCGCCTGCGAACCTGGTGGCCCCCCCCCCCATGTTCCCCGCCGATCCAAGCTTGTGAAATCCCCCGCCTATGGCGCTTTCCCTGTGACTAAAGAACCTGCTGTACTTTCCCGTCACGACCGGCGAACCGAGGCCGATGTCGATCAAGTTGCCTTCTCTAAACAAGGAGGCGGCGACATCGACGAGCCTTGGCCGTCGCTCATCCCCGCTGTTAAGCTCTATTTCTCGCGTTGCAATTTCCCTCCGCTTCACACCCTTACCATGCTCGAGGCCATCAACGGAACCCCCCTGCTCGACGGGATTGACATGAATCAGTCAGCCGGCTACCCCTGGTGTCTCACCAGGAACCGGCGGTCCCTGTTCGATGTGGGGGAGGATGGTCTCTACCATCCCTGTCCCGAGCTTTACCAGGAAATTGAAGCTTGCTTGCATAACCCTGACTACTTCTACACCACTTTCCTCAAGGATGAGCTGCGCGGGGTGGACAAGGTGGCTGCGGCGAAAACTCGCCTAATCGAAGCCGCCCCCATCCATGCCATCATTGCCGGGCGAATGCTCTTTGGTGGCCTCTTCGAGGCCATGCACTCCCAGCCCGGCATGTACGGCAGCGCAGTTGGTTGTGACCCTGACTACCACTGGACCCCCTTCTACCACAGTTTCCTTGACTACTCAGAAGTCTGGGCGCTGGATTATTCAAATTTTGATTCGACCATCCCTTCAGTTGTATTCAAATTAATTGGTGAAGAATTGGCTAAAATCATCCAGCTCCCACCATCTATCCCCCCTGATGCTGTGCAAAAGTATGTCCAATCCATCTACCTCTCTAAGCATGTGTTTGGTGACCAGTGGTACATCATGAAGGGAGGCAACCCGTCTGGTTGCGTCGGGACCTCCATCCTGAACTCCATGGTCAACAACATATCTCTCCTGTCAGCCATGCTCACTCACCCTGACTTTGATACTTCTGCTTGGCGGATCCTCTGCTATGGCGATGACGTGCTTTATGCTACTGTCCCCTCCATTCACCCTTCCTTCATTGCAGATTTCTACCATTCCCAAACCAACTACAAAGTCACCCCTGCTGACAAAGCTTCTACCTTCCCCGAAACCTCATCCATCCACGATGTGACATTCCTCAAACGCCACTTTGTTCCCGATGAGCGCTTTCCCACCTACATCCACCCTGTCATTTCCCCCGAAACCTACCAACAGTCAGTCATGTGGACTCGGGGTGGTCCGTTCCAGGATGTGATCACCTCGCTCTGCTACCTCGCCCACCACGCTGGTCCTAATAACTACCAGAAGTGGTGTGACACTGTGCAGGCACAGTGTCTTAAATCGGGATTCGAGCCTATCTTCATCCCGTACGAGGTTCTGCAGTACCGCTGGCTGGCCACGGTCATGACTTAGCCTGCTCTAGACCGGTTTGAGCAGTAAATAAATCCGGTGACGCCCTGGCAAGGGATCCCCCGGCTCCTGCCTACAAGCTCCGAGCTGGACGGTTCCCGCTCCTCGCCCCTGCCACCCAGACAGGGCGTCTGCATATTCTTGCTTGCTTTACTAACAACATAACTAAGTTTGTACCCTCCTTGGTGATATAAAGGCCTGCAAAATTGGCTCTCGCAGTGCCCCTAAGCCAACGGAGCGTTTCTTTGTCATGTTTTATGTCTGGATTAACATGTAAAAAAAAAAAA